CTGTTAGTATGTTCGACATCTGGATTCCTCTGGTGGAAGATTCATCAGATGGAGAGGACGGTCAAGCGAGTGATAGGTATCTTGATCGCGAACGGGTGGTCACTCAATGACGGTGACGACCCGGGCACGAACACCGGGATCAAGACGCCAAAGAGTTGACCAACTGATCGAATGAAGGGAATGATGACATGGGATCAAGTCCGTCAGCTGACCTGTTCTACGGGTACGACCTCGGTGACATGACTGACCCGGAGACGTATGACTCGTTGGAACCCACCTGGATGCAAGAAGATCTCAGTTGGGAAGAAGAGCTTGCGTTGAAGTTCGGCTGGGTCGATGTTCCGTTTCCAAGGTACTCAAGCGCGATCGATGACTATCGGATCTCGACTGAGGCTCGCAAGGCGGCACGTGAAGAGCTCTATCAGACACCCGAGTATCAGGCGTGGTCAAAGAGTCGTGATGAGTTGCATGGGATCGTCGCTGGTTTCGGTGTCGAGCTTGACACGTACGGCTACGCCGAGGGTGGCGAGACCAGCACCTTTATCAAGGTCATCGCATCAGCGCAGCGGGTAGATGACTACGGCTCGATCGAGATCAAGACGCCACTCGAGGTGCAGCCTGACTGGGACGAGCAGTTAGTTCGGTTCATGGAGCTTCTCGAGCTACCTGTGCCGAGGGGAAAGAAACCAGCCTGGCATCTCAACTGCAGCTACGGCTGACCGCGTGTCAGGACTGTCGAGGTGGGCACGTGCCACGGTCGTGATGTTGCACGTGCTCGCCTCTACCGCCTGGTCAAACCTGCTCTTCGTAGTGATCGCACTGCAGCTCGCTGATCCGATGCACCTTGATCCGGCGAAGACGATCGTCATCCTTCAGACGCGGTTTATCGCGCCGATCGTCGTGATCACGGTCGTGACAGGGATCATCCTTCTTGTTGGTCGCATGCGGCTCGCACAGCAGCACTGGCTCATCGCAAAGATCTTTGTTGTGATCGTATTGCTCTTCTTTGGCAGTACGCTCACGCTGTTTCATGAGCCGACGTTGATAACTCGGGTCATCACGCTCGTGCTGCTCTTGCTGGTCATCAGCATCTCGACGGTCAAGCCAGGCGGTCGGTTGAGGGCACGTGCACGAACGGCGACACGACACGCAGTGACACATTGATCAGATGTATGATGTCATCGGGACGGTAGGAGTAGCAGCTCGTGAGATGGGGCACGTTGGGGCGGCACAGTCTTCCTGATAAGAAGGTGCAATGGCTGGTCTGTAACTGCTTGGCATGGGGAAGCGGAGGTGAGCCGTCTGTCGTTCGGGAGTGTCGGATGATCAAGTGTGACACGAGTGTCTACGTGCCGGTCCTGATGCTTGAGCTTATCGAGAGTGGTGAGCTCTGGCCGAGGTGCTGGGACTGTCATGTCGAGAACGGTGGTGACCTGAAGCTTCATCCAGCGGCAGCTGAGATCTTGACATCTCGTGGCAAGCTTGCGGAGACACAGGCGATCATAGATGACATGAACGAAGTTGCCCGTGAGGAACGGGAGGCTGATAAGATGCCTCGTACGATAGATCAGGACGAACAGGAGGACGAATGACAGAGATCGCGATTCCTGACTCATTGCCACCGTTGATCCGAGGGATCGGACAGAGCCCCGCGGTCGGTGGCTGCCTCATGCAGGTCACGAACTATCTCGCAAGGGGCATCTGGTCTGATAGTCCGGCACGTAACGTCGACCCGACCCTGCAGCGAGCGGCGATCTTAACGAATGACGCGGTCTGTGATCGTCATCGAAAGGAGCTGTGGCGATTCGTTCCACGGTTGATGTCGACGTTTGGTCTGATGTGGGAGCGTGATCCACGGTTCGAGCACATGATCGCGACGTCATACATGGATGAACGAGAAGGCATCTGTGAATCATGTCGCAGCATCACTCGATTCCAACCGTTCGCGTGCGCCTGCTGCAGGCGATGTGAGAGGATGATCAGCATGCTTGATCAGGCCATCACGCTGTTTGATCAGATCTCACGACGTGAACTGACGTCAGTTTCATCGATCGACTGGTCACGGTTGACGGACATCAGGTTCAACTCGTCGATGCGGGTCTTTGCACCGGGGATCTGTGGTTGTGGATCTTGCTTCCCGTCGATCATGGTGAGTGGGCCGAGTCAGGCTGACGTCAAGAAGATGCTGATCTCGCTTGAGACCATGAAGGCAGGTCTCGCTGCCTTGGCATCAGCGAGTCAGGAGGCAGTTCATTGGGTCAATGCCGACATGGTCAAGATCAACACCGAGCTTGACAAGATGGCGCCTTACGTCGTCGTTGGCATCAAACCACCGGACCTACAGCCCGTCACCGTTGATGACATAGAGATGCTGGTCGAGGCCCTGTGACCAAGAGGGGACGACTGTGTCCGACCGTTCATCTGCAGCGGGTCGTCGCTGATCTCAAGCGGATGAAGCCGGCCACCGCCTGGCAGGTCAATGACGGTGACGAGATCACCGACACCTCAGGTGGGAATCCAGCGATCCGAGGACAGCGATGGCAAGACGGAGGACCTGACGGTACTGTAACCACGTCAGCTCCGACCGCTGATGCGTGACCCATCATCACCTCCGTGACTCGGTCCCTGCCTTGCTCCTTTAGGCAGGGGCTGAGTTGTCTCACGAGCACGTAGCTGAGTGCAAGTGTTTTTGACACTCACAGTGAGCTAAGGTGCGCTGGTGCCGGCCATTGATCGTTGCCTTGAGTCACTTCGCGCCATCCAACTCCTCTGGCCGTTACTTCTTGCGGCACGTGAGCCGGGCACCGCTCAAGATACGACGAACTCTCCACCTGGCATCGAGCAGGCACGGTCACTTCGTGCTGAGCGAGCAGAGACCGGGTCAGCGACCGGCGGATCTGTCAAGGTCTTCTCGGCACCGTGTGACCTCGTCGTCGTGATGGCGATCGATGACGTTGAGCAGATGCTCGCGGTCGCCAACGCTCAGTTGCTCACCATGCAAGACCTACCACGTCGGTGCAGTCGATGTCGGCATCTCTTTGAAGAGCACAATCGGGAGAGGGCAGGACGATGTGCGACATGCGTCAGATGCACCGGCTTTCGATTGACTCGCGTGCCGGCTGATGCCCCGTCATGGGAGAAGCTTCTGGTCGATGAGCGGTCAGCGACATCGGTCGAGCTCAGGCTTGACACCGCACGACGCAAGGTCGAGAGCACGTTAGACCTCGTCGCCATCGGAAAGCTTATCATGGTACCGTGCCCCTGGTGCGGCGGAGTCAATGACGCCATGCCGACCGGAAGCCTGACACTACGAGCCTTCACTCCGGGATCTGCGCCGGAGACATACGTGACGTGCTTCAACTCAACATGCAGTCCGCCATCTGAGGCGTGTGGATACCGATCTGAGGGTCGACCTTTGTGGCCATATGAAGAACTTGACTGGCTTGCAAAGCGACTGGACGCCTTAGTGACAACAGAAGCAGTTGACTGCGCAGTCTGAACCAGATGGTCGGAGTCGGTGAACGACGATGTCGTGCACCACGCATCTTGGTGGGATAGTCGGGGACGATAAACAGTCTCCAGGTCACTTCGTTCTTGTTCATGTTCAGCTCCGCCCAGTGCGAGATCATGTCGACATGACTAGTCACTTGCTGGATCGTGTGACGAATCATATCACTACACTGAGTAAATGCCAGTGACATGCATGATCAGCTGGTAGTACGAAGTTCTTCGTGATATACCTTGTGTTGGTACCACGTGTCATCATCCGGGTACATCTTCTCTCTTCATCGCTTCTCATCATCGAGTGACAAGACGGGTTGAGCCATGGTCGCTGGCAAGGAGGCGAGCCCGCAAGATGTCAAGAACACGGAGAGGCTCAAGGCCTACTGGACGAAGGGTGAGGGTCTCGCCAAGTGGGCTGGAACCAATCACCCCTGGACCGAGCTCTACCGCCACCTCGCGAAGTACATGGAGCCTGAAGAGGCCAAGCGAACCGCGACCGTCTGGTATCATGACGTCTTCGGGTACTATCCCAACTCAGCCGAGGCACGAGCTGCACACGGCAAGGGTCCGCAAGGTGGTGGCGGAGGCAGGGGCAAGGGTAAGAAGTGACTGATCGTTCGCAGCTTGCGATGATCTGCCCGACCCGTGGTCGGCCACAGAACGCACGACAGCTGTGGCTCGCCTGGCAAGACGCAGGCACCGGGCTTGCTGACCTGCACTTCGCGATCGATGATGACGATCCGTGGCTTGATGCCTACCTCGCGACGTTCAACGAGATGCCCGGTGTCAACATCGCGATCAGACCACGCATGCGAATGGTCGGAACGCTCAACGCGGCAGCCCTTGAGCTCGTTGACACGTACAACTACCTCGGGTTCCTCGGTGACGATCACCGTCCTCGGACACGCGGCTGGGACGAGCGATTCATCGCAGAGATGAGTGGTGCTCAGGAGACGTTCGCCTGGTCATGCACCAGTCCGGTCAGCGCGGTGCGAATGCCCAAGACCAGCATCGTCTATGGCAATGACCTGCTACAAGGTGAGGCCATGCCGACGGCGGTCGCGATGACCTCAGACATCGTACGGACGCTCGGATACATGGCACCGCCAGTCATGAAGCACCTGTGCGTCGACCTGGTCTGGAAGGACTGGGGCCTTGGCATCAAGCGGCTGACGTACCTAGATGATGTCATCATCGAGCACATGCATCCGGCGAACGGCAAGGCCGCTATGGACACCGGATATGCCGAGGTGAACAGCATCGAGATGATGACCAGCGACAGCGCGGCATACTACGTGTACCGTGATGACGGTGGTCTCGCTGACGACCTCGAGAAGCTTGAAACGCTACTCTAACTCATGACGCTTATAGTAGTGCCATGGCGAGACGTCAGTGAAGAGCGATCAAGAGCCTGCCGTCGGACCTGTGAGGCACTGAGACAGCTGCTGCCAGGTGCCTTGCTGATGCTCGTTGACTCCGGACATGAGCCGTTCAACCGCGCCGCGTCACGCAACCTTGGCGTGGCACGTGCGAACCCGTTCGAGGTCGTGGTCGTCAGTGACGCGGACGTCATCCTTGACTGCCTTTGGAACCAGACCGCACAACCGCTCAAGGCGATCGTTGATCTCGCCGCCTTTGACGGTCAGTTGCATTACCCGTTCACGCTGTGCCATTATTTGACGCCCAAGGCGACGTGGGAGGTCCTTGCCGGTGAGGTGCCGGATGGCAGTAGGCTAGAGTTCAGCATTCCAGGTGCGCAAGGCGGGATGATGGTCATGAGGGCTGATGCCTGGGCGTCGGCCGGTGGAATGGATGAACGATTCATCGGATGGGGATATGAAGACAACGCTTGGCACGCCCGAGTCTCCCGAGCCATCGGACCCCCGGCTCACCATCCAGGGGTCCTATGGCACCTTCATCATCAGTCCGAGCGGTACCAGGGTTCAGCTGACGAACTACACAACCTCGCCTTGGCTCGTGATCCCGACTCAGTCAGTTGATCGTGACTGATGGCGGAGTACCGGTTCTTTGATGAGGGCACGTGCCCGTACGTGTCGACCTTTCGGTTTCACGCTGATCGTGAGCGGGCACCTCACCTCGAGCAGGAGGTGCATCAGGCACGCCTGCTTCGGACGGCTGACCTGATCCAGTCACTTGAGCCAGGCACGGTCGTTGATCTCGGATGTGGTGATGGCGGTCTGCTGTCATTGTTGAAGAGCAGAGATATCAAGGCATGGGGATATGACTTTCAGCCGTCAAACTGTGACGGCTGGCGTGAGCGTGAGGTCAGTGCCTTTCGTCATGACGTGTTCAACACCAAGGTCGTGTATGACTGGGCTGAGCTCGCGGTCGTGACAGAGGTACTTGAGCACCTCGCTGAGCCACATGAGGTCGTCCGTTGGATCGCCGAGAACGCGCGGTTCATCGTCGCGTCCTCGCCCTGGGGCGACATGCCTGAGCATCATGGCGCTGAGCACGCCTGGGGTTGGGACTTCGACGGATATGCCGAGCTGTTCCGTCCGCACTTCGAGCCGTTGCATCATGAGCGGGTGACCTGGTCACAGATCTTTGTCGGTCAAAGTCGATACGTGGGACCACGATGAAGAGAGCACTGATCACTGGGTCAGCTGGTCTGATCGGTCGCTACATGAAGCGACAACTGCTGGTGAACGGCTGGGACATCTTCTGCAATGACACTCGTCCCACGCCTGGTCGCGCCGAGCTCCCACTTGATGCGCGTGACTTCTTTCGGGTGAACAGCACCAGGTATGACCTGGTCGTTCACTGCGCGGCACACGTCGGTGGCCGGGTCGACATCGAGGGTCGCAAGACGTATGTCGCGGCTCGGAACCATCAACTTGACGGTGCCATGTTCGAGTGGGCGCTGAGGACGCGTCCGGCACACGTCATCTACTGGTCGAGCAGTGCCGCCTACCCGATCAAGTTGCAAGAGGGACACGGGATATTGCCCAACCGCAGACTCGCTGAGGGTGACATCGACCTAGAGCATCCTCGCCAGCCTGACGCGTCATATGGTGCGGTCAAGCTCTCCGGTGAGCAGATGGCGACATGGGCGATAGAAGATGGTCTTAAGGTGCACGTGTTCCGTCCGTTCTCTGGCTGGGCTTCAAACCAGGACACCACGTATCCGATGCCGGCTTACCTACTTCGAGCAGAGAAGCGATTTGATCCGTTTGACGTGTGGGGCGACGGAACACAGGTCAGAGACTTCATCCATGCCAGTGACGTGGTCAGAGCTGCACTCGCCGCGGTCGACGCTGACCATCTTGGCCCACTCAACATCTGCAGCGGAGTCGGCGTCTCGTTCAACGAGCTCGCCCACCTGGTCTGCAAGACGGCCGGATACAAGCCCGTGATCCGGCATCATCCAGACAAGCCGGTCGGAGTTCAGTACCGTGTAGGTGATCCCACCGAGATGCTCAAGGTCTACATACCGACCATCAGTCTTGAAGACGGCGTGAGGAGCGTGCTAGATGAGTGATCAGATCCCGACCATCGGACGAACCGTTCTGTATACGATGAATGCCTACAACGTGCAGATGGTCGTCAAGCGACGATCTTTCTCTGCCGGGCATCCCGGTGAGCTTCATGGAAATGAACCTGCCGTGGGTGACGTCTATCCCATGGTCATCGTCAGGACGTGGGGTAGCACCGCAAGCTCTGCCGTCAATGGCAAGGTGCTGCTTGATGGCAATGATGAGCTGTGGGTGACGAGCGTCGCCTGTGGCGAGGGTCAAGGATGCTTCGCCTGGCCAGAACGCGTCTAAGATGGAGGACCTCATGGAAGATCTGTCTAAGAAGGCCGCCCCGCATGATGAAGCTCTCCGGAGAGCGGCACGGACAGAACGTCGACTCGCAGAGATCATGCCCACAGAGGCTGATGCCACGCTGGCACGGATCAAGGCTGAGTTCATCGAGCTTCTTAGAGAGAACAACACTCAGCAGTCTAGGCGACATGGCTCGTGGGGAAAGAAGCTTCTTGTCTTGATCCTCGTCATGGTCGGTGCCGCAGCAGTAGTGATCGCACGTGAGGCACGAGACATCGGTTAGAACGGCGAACGGGGCCTCACCTGTGTAGGTGAGACCCCGTCAATGATGGGGGCTGTAGGTCAGCCGTTGCGCCAGTACCAGTTACGGCGACGCCAGTCATAGTCCCAACGCCCACGGCGACGGTCACGATCACGGTCGCGATCCCGGTCACGGTCATGATCGCCGTCCCGGTCTGCACCTACCATCCCTGCGTTGAAGATGCTAGACACCTGCATCTTGTGCCACCTTCTCTCGTCTTCACTTGTTAAGCCTAACTCTGTATTATCGATGCACGTGTACCCAGCGTTACACCAAGGGTGATGCTTAGTGGGCACAGGGTGGCAAGGTAGCGATCGTACTCATCATCTACCCCCTGACTGGAAGCAACGCAAGGCAGCAGTGTGGCGACGTGATGGTGACGTGTGCTGGCGATGCAGACGCAGAGGTGCTGATGCGATCGACCACAAGGTGAGAGGTGATGACCACTCACTCACCAACCTAGCCCCCATCCATCAGGACGTGCCTCCCTTCTGTCACCGCTCCAAAAGTAGTGCCGAAGGCAATGCCGCACGTTGGCAGGTCCGTGAGCAACGGCCGGCTGAGCGACACCCAGGCATGATCTAGCACGTGCTGACCGCATCCGTTGATCAGTGAGATTGATCTTCGTTGTTGATCTTCAAGCACGGGAGACAGCAGGGGTAGGGGCGCGCCCCTTGATCAACTCCTTGACCACCGGGAGGTGCTGTATCTAGGTCTCTGTACGAGATCCTAAGCGATGAGCAGCGTACAACGTGAGGAGGTAGGTCATGACAGGCATGAGAGGGCCGGCTCCCAAGCCCGCCAACCGACGAGCACGTCGGAACAAAGATCCGGTCGCGACCAAGCTGTTTGAGGTCCTTCCGGTCGAGCCCTATGCCCTACCTCAAGACCTCCTGCCGGAGGGCGACGAGTGGCATCCCGCCACCCTCCGTTGGTGGAACCGCTGGTGCGTCTCGCCACTCGCTGCGGAGCTCCCCGAGGTCGACTGGTCAGAGCTTGAGATCATCGCGATGCTCCATCACCAGTTCATGAAGAAGAGGTCGCCCGTCCTCGCCATGGAGATGCGTCAGCGCATCTCTGGCTTCGGCGCCACGCCGATCGACCGCGCCCGGTTGCGGTACCAGGTCGCCTTGGCTGATGAGAAGGAGACCGAGGTGTCGCAGGGTCCTGATCGCACGGCCAAGAAGCGGTACGGCGGTCTTCAGGTCGTCTAGGCACCACCGTGCCATGGAAGCCATCTCATCCTGACGAGATCCCGACGCTCGGCTGGTTCGTGCTTGACTGGATGTCCGAGTACCTCGCGGCCCCAGACCGGGCTGAGTACGAGCCATTCGAGCCGACTCGCGAGCAGGCGCAGTTCATCCTCAACTTCTATGCCATCGACCCGGTCACCGGACGACGGAAGTACCGTCGTGGGGTGATCTCGCGATCGAAGGGCTGGGGTAAGTCTCCGCTTCTCGGGGCGATCGCCGGAGCTGAGGGACTCGCCGATGTCGTACCGGACGGCTGGGACGCTGACGGGCAGCCGGTCGGTAAGCCGTGGGCAACGGTCAGAACCCCGTGGATTCAGCTCGCGGCCACGACCGAGGACCAGGCACGGAACTCGTGGGGCCCGTTGCTCGAGATGTTCCGTGAGGGCCCGGTCATCGATGAGTATCCTGGCATCGAGGTCTACGAGTCGTTCGTTAACCTGCCACGCGGCAGGATCGAGACCATCACCTCCGCGGCGATCTCTCGAGAGGGAAACCGACCCGTCTTCTGCGTGCTTGACCAGACCGAGTCATGGATGCCCGGCAATGGCGGGATCAAGCTTGCCGCGACCCTTCGCCGGAACCTCGGCAAGACCGGTGGCAGCTCCATCGAGTCGCCGAACGCGTTCTACCCGGGTATGGGCTCGGTCGCTGAGCAGTCAGCCGAGTACTACCGTGGGATCTTGGAGGGACGGGCCAAGGACACCGGCCTTCTCTACGATCACCGTGAGGCCCCGGCCGACACGGACATGATGGATCATGACTCGCTGTTGCACGGTCTCGAGGTCGCCTACGGTGACTCGGCGGAGTCTGCCGGTGGGTGGGTCAACCTTGAGCGACTGATCGAGGAGATCTGGGACCCCGCCACGCATCCGCAAGACGCGCGGGCGTTCTACCTCTGTCAGATCACGCACGCCGCTGACGCCTGGCTGTCACAGCCGGAGTGGCGAGCCTGCTCTGACCCGCTCAAGGTCGTCAATGAGGACGAGGCCATCACGCTGGGCTTCGACGGCTCGCGGCACCGGTCACGCGGCGTGACTGACGCCACGGCGCTGGTCGCCTGCCGGATCTCGGACGGGCACGTCTGGCCGATCCAGGTCTGGGAGCAGCCGGAGCACTCGAAGGACTGGTGGGTGCCCACGGCTCAGGTCGAGCAGGTCGTCAAGGAGACCTTCGATGAGTACAACGTCGTCGGGTTCTACGCTGACCCCGCGGCTGACTGGCGGTCATTCGTGGCCAGCTGGGAGGCAAGGTACAACGCGCGACTGAAGGTCCGCGTCTCGCGTGACCACCCGATCGAGTTCTGGATGGGTGGCGGCAACGCCGTCAAGACGGTCCGTGCGACTGAGCAGCTTCACAGCGCGATCATCCACGGCAACATGACACATGACGGAAGCTCGGTCCTTGCTCGGCACATGCTCAACGCCCGTCGACGTACCTCGCGCTCTGGGATCCAGATCGGTAAGGACCTGCCGGACTCGCCACGCAAGATCGACGCGGCGATCGCGGCGATCCTCGCGTGGCAGGCCCGTCTAGACGCGATCGCGTCCGGTGTGACCACTCAGGTGAAGAAGTCGAAGCGGCTGGTCAGGTTCTAGGAGAGTGTTGAATGAACAAGCCAAGACCGATCGTCGTCTACAAAGACAAGTCGTCTGACACCTGGTTCTGGTCATGCAAGATCCCGTTTTGTGAGCTCAACAGCTGGGGCGCCGGACACGCTGGTGCACTTCGAGACGGGCGAGCGCACCTAGACCGACATCGTAGGTTCGGATTCGGTCGATAGTAGGAGGACACCGGGTGAACAAGATCACTGTTCTACTGTATGACCGCAAGTACGAGCTCTACAAGTTGCGACAAAAGGTGACCATGTGGATCGCCTGGCACCTGCCTAAGAGTCTCGTGATGTGGTGCTACATGCGAATCGCCGCACATGCGACGACCGGCAAGTACAGCCACGTCAACGCCTGCGATCTCGGAATGATGGACGCCGTCAAGTGCTGGGAAGACTGAGCTACCGATCGGTTCTCATCACCTGAACTCGCTATCGTCTTGTAACACCATGTAGATCCTGATTCAAGATCACGTACCCGATGCGTGAATATACATACAAATGGCGAGACGGCCAGAGGCCATCTGAGAGCCAGTCTTGAACGATGAGAGGGCGGCGGTACGTGCTTGCAGATACCGCCACACCGAACTCGCCTGCCTGGTGGCTGATCCGTCTCGGGATCAAGCTCGACGCTGACTTGATGCGGTTCGGCCGGCTGAACCAGTACTGGCGAGGTGACGCCCCGCTGCCGTTCGGCAACCAGAACATGCGTGAGGCGTACCGACGACTACAACAGCAGGCCAAGACCAACTTCTGCAAGTTGGTCGCCGAGAGCGTCACCGAACGACTGAAGGTCACCGGCTTTCGGACCGGTGGTGACGGCTCGGAGACGCTCGACAAGGAGGCGTGGGGCTGGTGGCAGACCAACCACCTCGACTCTGACTCCGGGCTCGTGCACCGGGCAGCGATCGTGATGTCACGGGCCTACGTGATCGTGGGCGAGAACCCGGACAAGCTGGGACAACCACTAGTGACCGGTGAGGACCCTCG